AAAGATGTAGAGGACCAGTTTAGATTTTATGAAATATTAATGTACTTCTAATGGCATTTGCAGTAAGTTTAAGTGGGATGAAAGAACTTGAAGGAAAGTTAAATAAATTGACTACTGCGTTAAAAGAAGATGTAGGTAATGAAATAAACGCATCTGCACTTAAAATAGAGAATCAAGCTAAAAGATTAGCACCAGTAAATTTTGGTCAATTAAGAAATCAAATAGCATTAACTAAGGATAGTGAATTAACATATACAGTTGCAGCAAACGCTTCATATTCTGCTTATGTTGAATTTGGCACAGGACCACAAGTAAGTGTACCAGCTGACTTTACATCTTATGCTCAACAATTTAAAGGTAAAAGTGGTGGCAAGTTTAAAGATATGGTTGAAGCCTTAACTTTATGGGTAAAACGAAAGGGTATTGGTAATGGTAAAAATGATAAGGGTTTAGCTTATGTAATAGCTTTAAGCATATTAAGAAAAGGTATGCGACCACAACCATTCTTAATACCAGCTTATGAAATGGAAAAACCCAAACTTATACAAAGACTAAATAAATTATTAAATGCTTAACCCTAATATAGAAATAAAAAAGTGGTTTTATACTAACTTGACAAGTTCAAGTGCATTGCCTGTTTATGATGGCATAGCACCTGATAATGCACCTAATGAGTATATCATTATGAGTGGCAGAACTTCAAACCAAGAACAAGGCAAAATCAGTTACACTAATGGAGTTACCATTGATGTTGACATTGTCATAAAAAATAGTAACTTTGGTTATAAAAGAGCCGAAACGATAAGCGATTTAATACTAAATGCAATCAATTCAAACACAAATATAACCCTTGCAAATGGGTTTTATGCTTCAAGTTTGGTGGTAGGTGCAATTAGAAATTTAGATGGTTTAAACCCTTTGGACAATGTATTTAGAACAATAATAACTTATAATTTAATAATAACTCAAAATTAAAATAAAATGGCAGAAACTAAAGTAAGCGGTAGAGATTATATCCTACTTGCAGACATAAACAACGATGGTACTTTTTTACCAGTTGCTTGTCTAACTACAAACTCATTAACATCAACTAACGACACTATTGATGCAACTTCTAAGTGTGGTAATCAATACCAACCTAGTCCAGTATTTTCTCAATCTTTTGATTGTGAAGGATTTGCAATTGATGAAACAGGAACTCCAAGTAAGGATTCTTACCAACAATTATATGTTGCTCATTCTGCAAAGACTTTATTTGCTATCAAAATGGGTAAAGCAACTCCAACTTCTGGAGATATTGTTTATGGTGGTGTTGGTCAATTAGTGTTTATTAGCGATTTTGGAGTGCAAGCAGATGATGGTGATGATGTTAAATTTACTGCAACATTCGTAGTAAGTGTTCCACCAATTACACAAACTGAAACTGCATAATAAATAACCTATGTTTGAATTAAGACTGGACAACAACAAAACAATCCCCCTAAAATGGGGTACTTGGGCGATGAAAAGATTTTGCGAATTAGAGAATAAATCTCTTTTAGACTTAATCAATATTTTATCAAGTGGGGCTTTTGAATTAGGAACGATAGTGCATATAATCCAAGCATCTGCTGAAAGTGGGTGTAAAACACTAAACCAACCAATTGAGTTTAACGATGTAATCGTTTGCGACTGGATAGATGAAGTGGGAGGATTATCTGCAAAAGATGGTCAGCTAATAGAGTTTATTAAATTTATGCAGACATCAATGGTTCCTGAAACAAAAGAAACTGCCGAAGTAACAAAGGATAAAGGAAAAAAAAAATAGGAATTTATAGCTGGGATTCAATAATTATTCTCGCAATAGAAGTTGGCTTGACAATTAATGAGTTTTGGCAACTTACTTGGCGGGAATTTTTATTATATAAAAAGGCTTATGAGAATCAGCAGATAAAGGAGTGGGAAAGGACAAGAACTTTAGCTTATATGATTTATAGGTCTAATTCAACGGATAAAAACCCGAAAAGTATAAAGTCCTTTTTCCCTTTGCCTAGTGATGAAGTAGAAGAGGAAAAGCCAAAACTAACGCAAGAACAACTAGAAAGGACATTAAAGTTGTACGGAGTAAAATAATAAAATGGCACAAGAAACATTAAAAATTACGATAACGGCTGACAATAAACAAGCCGTTCAAAATATACAGGAAACTGTTACTGCTACAACTCAACTAGGTACTGCATTTAAGAAAGTTGTTCCAGCAAGTAATCAAGTTAATCAGGCTTTGGTCAATGTTTCAAGGGTTGCACAAGATGCTCCTTATGGTTTTATCGGTATTGCAAATAACTTAAACCCTTTATTAGAATCATTCCAAAGTTTACAAAAAACAACTGGGTCAGCAAGTAGTGCTTTAAAAGAGATGGCTAAGGGCTTAATGGGACCAGCAGGTATTGGTCTTGCATTAGGTGTCGTTTCGTCTTTGATAGTCGCATTTGGTCCTAAAATAGCAAAGTTTATTAATGGTGTTGATGCTGCTAAAGAATCAGAGGATAAGTTTGCAGAAAGTTTAAATAAGGCAAGAGCAAGTGCAAGTGAGAGTGGAATAAAATTACAAGCGTATATAAATATAGCAGAGGATGCTTCAATAGCAGATGACAAAAGAGCAAATGCTTTAAAGTTTGTTATTAGTGAATTAGGTAAGGTTAATAGTGCTTATGTTGAAACAATTAAAACAACAGACCAAGCAAAAGCAGCAGTAGATTTATATACTCAGGCTTTAGTTGCTCAAGCTATTACTTCAAGATATGTAGATGAGATTGCTGATAAAACTATAAGATTAGCAGATGTTAATAAACAAGCAATTGCAGCAGCAGTAGAATATAACAAGACTATTGAAAGGTCTAAGACAATGACTAATGGTTTTGTTGATGCATCGGTAACACAAGCTGCAACAATAAACGCTTCTAAAAATGCTTATGTTGGTGCTGCAAATGAAGCAGTTAGTCTTAATAATTCATTACAAGATTTATATCAATCTTTAAATGATGTGCTTAAAGGTGCTGCTGTAAATCCATTTAATACAGTTACTAACGGAGCAAAAGAATTAGATAAAACTATTATTAATGTTAATAAGAACTATAAAGAGTTTAAGAAATTAACTCCAGAACAAGTTGGAACATTTATTCCACAAGAAAGAAATGCTTTACCAACATTATTAGCCCCACAATCACCATTAACTAAAGGTCCATCTCAAGCAATATTAGAAGCACAAGCAATTGCATTAGCAGCTACCGAACAAGCTAAATTTAATTATTTATTAAATGAGGCTGAAGTAACATCTAGATTCCTTGCTGAAGGTCTTGGGAATGTATTTCAGGCATTGCAAAGTGGAGATAATATAGGAGAATCAGTTTTAAATGTATTTAAGGATATGGTTTTCCAACTTGCACAAATGGTAGTACAAGCCTTAATATTTAAAGGAATTATGACTGCTTTAGGAATGGGTGGTGCAGCTGGAACAACTAGCGATTTAACAGGAGGGTTACTTGGTGGATTAAGTAAGTTATTAGGATTTACTCCAATGGCTGAAGGTGGAATAGTAAGCAAACCAACTTTTGCTATGGTCGGAGAGGGTGGAGAAAGTGAAGCCGTTATGCCTTTGTCAAAATTAGATACTATGTTAAGTAATGCTTTTTCAAGTGGTACAAAGAGTGGTAATTCTAATAATGGTGGTCAATTTATATTAAGAGGGCAAGACTTATTACTTGCAGTGAATAGAAGTCAAAAGGCATCAAGTATTAAAGGACAATCAATCAGTTTAGCATAATGGCTTACGGATTAAGATATACAATAACTCAAATTTTAAGGAATGGTACAAACCAAGTACTTGAGATTTATGAGAGAGATTATGTTGCTGGGATAGTTAAAACCTATCAGCCAGTATCAATAATAGTTCAGCCTAACTCAAACGAGGAATATCCATACCCTACAATAATATCTACTCAGGTTAACTTTTCTATATTATTAGAAACGCAAGATGATTACGACCAATTCCCTAATGTACTTAGTCAAGATGATAGGAAGTATTATGTAATACTTAAAGAAAGTACAAATGTAATGTGGAGAGGTTATATGTTTAATGATTATACTCAAATGGGGTTTTCAACAGGCATAACTCAAGCTGACTTTACTTGTATTGATGGTATTTCTTTTATACAAAATATTGAATATGTAAGAGATGATAGTATTAATCAATTAGACACTCAATTAAATGTAATTAGTGATGGCTTAAAATTATTAGCTTATCCAGATGTATTAAATCTAGTTGTAGCTTGTTCATATTTTGCAGGTGGTATGGTTGATAGACAAGATGCAGTAAGTAACGAGCCATTTAGCCAAATCTATCAGTATAGAAGGGATTTTATGGGAGAGTCTTATTATGATATTATTGGAAAAATAATGACCTCGTTTAATTGTAGAATGTTCCAAGCTAATGGAGACTGGTGTATATTTTCTATGAATGAAATGGCAGCTACTACAAATTATTTTACTAAATATAATATTCTAGCTACTCCTACAATAACAAGTAGTGGTGTTTTAAGTAATACAGTTAACATAGTTCCTTATGCAGATGGTAATGTGCATTTTATTAATAATAGTCAAGTAAAACTATTAAAGAAAGGGTTTTACAATATACAAGGGAGAGGTGCTTACGAATCAGCTTTAAACTATTGCGACAATGCAGACTTAAAGCTAAATGCTTTCCCAACTAATACTGCAACTGGGTTTGTTTTAGGTGCAACAGGAGATTCAACTGCAACAATAGTACCAGATACGGCAGGTCAATTTGATGCAGTTTCTTTAGTAAGAAATACAAGTGGTTTAGCTAGTATTGAGAATGGTAATTTAGCTGCTCCTAATTATTTCCTTCCTTATATAGGGGAAGTTCCTTTTAAATTAAGTTTTGAACATACAACTTCAACAGGTGCTAAATTGCAAATTACACTTAATACATCAGGAGGACTTAGATATTTAGATACTAATGGACAATGGCAAACTACTTTACAAAATATTACAATTGACCCATCTGAAAATTCTACAACATTTACTAGAGATATTCCACCATATATTGTATCAAGTGTTGCAATTTTTGGATATTTAAAGTTTAAGATTATATGTGATTCATCAGGTCAAGCATCCTTATTACAAAACTTTATTATACAAAGAGGAAATAGTGAAGTTAAGTTTATTGAGGCAAACTTTGTGGCTGATAATACAATACAATCTACTTTAAAAGTATTTGAGCAACCCTATGGTAATAACTATCCTACTACTTATAACTATTCATCTAATAAAGGTGTTTTATGTGCTTCAGATGGTACATTCTTAGAGAATTGGTATTCATCTTGCCCTAGTGGTACTCCTTTGGGTGCAATAGATTTAGTTGTTTTTATGACTTATCAAAATATAAGAAACTTAAATAAGAATGTGGCAACAGTAGAATGTGATTTAGGAGAGCATATAAGTAGTGGGGGATTTGTCTATTTAGATAAGGTCTTTACTACAACGGACACAGTTACAGGAAACTTATCTTATACAGGTAAGAAATTCATTTTAAATAGGGTAAGTCAAAATTCTTATGTAAACGAATTAAACTCAGTTCAATTAATTGAGGTTAGCGTTGCTGAAATAGAGGCATTTATCATTCCAAATTACATAACAGATACAGGTCAACTAGGTCCGTTCTGGTTAGCACAATTTAATATTAATATAGTTTAACTTTGCAATATGGCAGATAAAGTACAAGGTAATAATATGATTCTCTATTGGCAAAATCCCAATGGACAATTCTATCTAAATGGTGGCATATCACAAGGCACAATAGGTGGTAATTCTTACTATCAATTAAGTTCTATTGAAAATGTAGCAAGTAGTGCCAACTTCGTTGCAACAGGAGATAATATAATAGCTAGGTTTATTACAGATGTAAATAAGCCTAATTTGACTACTATCCCTGCTGGAACTTGGAATTTTAGTTCTTATGTATCTATTACAACAGATTTATCAGGTAGTCCAGCATTTTATTATATAGTATATAAATATGATGGAACAACCCTAACATCTTTGGCAAGTAGTACTGCAACTACCTTAACATCAACATCAATAACATTATATAATACTTCTATAAGTTTCCCTGCAACAGCATTATCTGCAAGTGATAGAATAGTTGTTATGGTTTACCCTCAAAATGTAAGTACTAGAAATATTACTTTTTATACACAAGGAAATAATGTAGCTAGTGTAGTAACTACAATGCCAACTGATATTCCCTTTGCTTGTTCAACAAATTGTTCTTTCTCGGTTAATGTGGACCAGAAAGAAGTAACATCTCAAACGAGTGCTTGGTATCGTGAATTTAAGAACGACATAGCTAATTGGAGTGTGAATTGCGATGGATTAATAACATTAGAAAACTATGGTTATTTATACTTATTGCAAACGCAACAAAATAGAACACAAATAGCGATTAAATTTGCTATTGACAATGGGGTAGATGGCTTAGTAATAATAGGTGGGAATTGTAATCTTACGAGTTTACAAATCAATGCTCCTTATAAGGATATAGGCACTTATTCAGTAGGTTTACAAGGTTCAGGTGCTTATACAACTTCAGGAGTATCAATAAATCAAAATGGCGAGATAGTAACAGTAACTGGTCAAGTGTATATGAAATCTTCAACGGCAGCAGGAGGAGAAACTACTATTACTTATGCAGATATGATAGGAAAGATTTGTCTAGGCTTTACAAGAGGTGGTGTAGAAGTAAGAGAGATTTTAACAACAGGAACTCCTACGAATGACCAGATTAAGTTCAATAGTACAAGTGGTGTGGTTACTTTCGGAAGGGCATTAGAGGCTGATGAATTTATTAGAGGAATATTTCAATAATTAATATGAGCAATCAATTACAAATAACAGGAGCAGCAAAGATTAGGAGCATACAAGGTCCAGTAGTGGCTAATAGTGGTGTAATAACTGCCTTAGATGGCGATGCTTCTCAATATGTTAGAGGGGATGGTACTTTAGCTGATTTCCCTACATCAACAGGTGGAGGTAGTTCAGTTTCTTATTATCTTAACACAAGTGTATCGCAAGGTACAATAGGTGGGGTTGCTTATAAACAATTAAGTAAAGTTCCTATTAGTGGTGCTGGAACTGATGTTACTATTTCGGCTAATGGTTACATAGCAAGTTATTTAACTGATGCTAATGACCCTGCTTTATTAGAAGTACCTGCTGGAAACTTTAATTGTGAGTTTTATTTTAGTGTAAACTCTAATGCTCACAATCCTTATGTTTATGCAGAAGTATATAAGTATGACGGAACGACTTTTACCTTATTAGGTAGTAGTGTAAGTGTTCCTGAGTATTTAACTAATGGAACTACATTAAGCCCTTATTATTTTGCTATTCCTGTTGCTACTTCGGTTTTAACAATAACGGATAGAATAGCAGTTAGAATATTTGTAAATGTAGATGGTAGAACTGTTACTTTACATACTGAGAACAATCATTTGTGCCAAGTGGTTACAACTTTCTCTAAGGGTTTGACTACATTAAATAGTTTAACAAGACAAGTACAATTCTTTCAGACAGGCACAAGTGGAACTGATTTTGCAATATCTTCAAGCGTAGCTACTCATACTTTTAATTTGCCTGTAGCTTCGGCTTCAAATACAGGTAAGTTGAGTTCAACGGATTGGAGTACATTTAATGGCAAAGTTCCTTACACAGGAGCAATTGCTAGTTTAGAAATGGGTAGTGGTACTTTTGGGATACAAACAGGACAATTTCTTTTATTTAATAGAAATGGTGCTGCTGGTGTTGGTAATAGTTCTTATTTAGCATTTTTAAATGCTGCTTTAACTGATGGTATTTATGCTCAATTAAATGCATCAAATAATATAGCATTTTATGGAATGACATCTTCAGTTCAAACTTCTGAAGTTGCATCTATTTCAAGAGCGGGTGATTTTAGTGGAAATTCATTTATAAAGACAGGAGGTACTTCAAGTCAGTTTTTGAAGGCAGATGGTTCAGTAGATTCTACTGCTTATGGCACAGGTTCGGTTACATCGGTAGCTACATCTGCTCCATTAACAGGAGGAACTATTACCACTTCAGGAACAATAGGAATTACTCAAGCAACTACTTCAACAAATGGATATCTTTCTAGTACGGATTGGAATACATTCAACAACAAAGGAACTGTTACAAGTGTAGCAGCCTTAACTTTAGGAACAAGTGGAACAGATTTAAGTTCAAGTGTAGCAACAGGAACAACAACTCCTGTAATAACTTTAAATGTTCCTACTGCATCTGCATCTAACAGAGGTGCATTAAGTTCTGCTGATTGGTCTACATTTAATAATAAAGAAAGTGTTTTAACATTCAGTTCTCCTTTAGTTAGAACTACAAATACAATTTCAATACCTGCTGCGACAACTTCAGTTAATGGTTATTTAACTTCTACGGATTGGACAACTTTCAACAATAAATTAAGTACTGCAACTGCTGCTTCAACTTATGTTCCATATACTGGTGCGACTGCTAGTTTAGAAATGGGTACTGGTAGTTTAGGAATACAAGCAGGTAAATTTATTTTATTCAATAGAGCAGGTTCAAACACATTAGGTGCAGGTGCTTATCAAGGATTTGTTGATGCTGCTCAAGCTAATGGAGTTTACTTACAACTTAATGCAAGTAACAATTTAGCAATATTTGGTAGAATAAGTGGTGCAGATACATTAGTAGGTTTTATATCTACAAGTGGTAGTTTTAGTGGTACTTCTTTTGTTCCAACAGGTTCAACAATACCTGAAAATGGTATGTATTTAAGTGCTGCAAATACTTTAAATTTTGCTACAAATACTACAAATAGACTTGTTATAACCTCAGCAGGTAATGTAGGTATAGGGGTTACACCAGCAGTTGTAGGAGGTATAGTTGAACTTGCTCTTGGAGGTGCAACTTCAAATCCAAAAATTAGTGGTATTCGTGATGGTGCAGATGCTTTTTATATTTATAGTGATTCAGGTGGAACAGATTTATATGAAAGAAGAAATCTGTATTTAAGATTTGGTACTAACAATACCGAAAGAATGCGTATTGCAAGTGGTGGCACTGTTACAATTCAAGTTCCTACAAGTGGTGATGCTTTTAATATTTTAGGTAAAGCAAATGAATGGACTACCCAAATACAAGCATCAACTACAAGTGGTCAATCTTTTGGTTTAAAACTAAAAGGTGGAACAACAAGTGGCGATGTTTCATTTAGTGTAAATAATGCAGCCGATACTGTAAATTATTTTAAAGTAAGAGGAGATGGTCAAATAAGTACAAGTTTAGGTACTGGAACAGTTACTTCAACAAGTGGAGTATTGTCAGTAGTTTCTGATATGAACTTAAAAATAGAAGATGGATATATTGATTCAGCCTTAGATAAAGTATTAAAATTAAAACCTAGATATTTTTATTGGAAAGAAGAAAGCACATTGCCAACTGATTTGAGACAATTAGGCTTTTATGCTCAAGAGGTTAATACAGCATTAGGAGAAGAAGCAGCAAATACTCCAAAAGAAAATATTAGTTGGGGTATTAATGATAGGTCAATAATTGCATTTTTAACTAAAGCAATGCAGGAACAACAAGAATTAATTATATCATTACAAGAGCAGATAAACGAATTAAAAAATAAATAATGTCATTTATACTAATAGCAATAGCTGCAATATTTAATGCCATAATGGATACTTTATGGACACACTATCCTATTAGTGTGTTTAAGAATCTAAACCCTAAATGGTGGAATCCTAATGAGTCTTGGAAATATGTAAAAAATTGGATGGGATGGGTAAGATTTGATGCTTGGCATTTATTTAAGTTTGGGATGTTAGGTTTTATATCTTTAGCAATATGTTTTTATAAGCCTGTTTTTGGCATTTTGGACATATTAATTATACCTATGGTATGGGGTATTAGCTTTGAATTGTTTTATTCTAACCTATTAAAAAGCAAATAAATTATAACTGAATAATCTTATATTTGTAAAAAATCAATACTATGATAACAATTAACGAACAACAAATCAAAGAATTAGAAGCATTTATTAACACTATCCCAACTGCTTATGGTTTACCATTATTGCAGTTCTTAGGTAAATTAAATGCAGAACAAAATCCTCCAGTAGAGGAAGCAAAAGAAGTATAATGACTCCACATAGCAATCAAGCCGACTTTGGAATGGTACTAAGTATCACAAGTGCTGCAATAAGCATCGCAAGTATTCAACCTCTTGTAACATTCTTTGGTAGTTTGGTTGCTATTGCATCTGGACTTTTTGCCATTAGATATTATTGGAAAGCAGCAAAAAAGTTTAAGTAATGAGAGACATTGTAATTACTTTAGTGATTGCAGTAGTTCTTATCTTCATCTTTAACGGAAGGTACAACGGAAACGAACCTACAATAGTAACTCACATAGATACTATTTATAAGCACGACATAACGAAGAAATATATTAAAGGGGATTCTATCCCTTTTGTCGTTTTGGGTATTGATACAACCATTGTACACGATACTATACGTATAGTTCAAGATTATGCGTACGTACGAGCCTATTCGGACACTATAAAAGTAGATTCAAGTACTTTTATTATCAACGATACCATCTCCAAAAATAGGATTCTAAATAGGGGATTTTATGCCGATATAAGTCAAAAAACGATAAAAGTAGAAACCATTAGGGCAACACCATCCAAAAATGAGCTTTATTGGGGTATATTAGCCGATTTAAGGGCAATTGACAATAAAGTGGGCGTAGGAGTTGGTTTAGCGTTTAAAACCTCTAAAAAGGGCTTATTTACAATATCTGCTACTACTAATCAATATTCAATCGGATATTACAAAAAATTCTAATGAAACTACCTGTATCATATAAAGAGTTCGTTAAGCAACCCATTGTGGCTACTTTATTCATTGTATTATGTGGAATATCGGCTTTGTATGTTGATGTAAGGTCAACCTTTCAAGACCAAGCAAAGGCACAAAATGTAAGAATAGAAAAGGTAGAGAATAGATTAGATTTAGTACAAAACGCATTAAGGAAATCGGATTCATTGAGTGCAGTTTCTACTACTAAACTTCAGGTGCTAACTGACCTTAAAATGATACCAAAATAATGAGGTATTTATTATTCATATTTTTGTATGGTTGTAGTTTGACTGCTCAAGAGCCAAGTAAAGAACAAAAGATAGATAACGAGTTTCAATTATTGCTTAATAAAGTAAATGAAAACAATGTTAATTCATCTTTAGTTCAAAAAGAGGCATCTAAAAAAGAAAAGAAAATAATTACTAACACTATAAATAATATTAACAATTTAAAAAGTGAATTAAGTGAGGTTAAAGCTAGGTTGGATTCTATTGCTATTGATACTGGAAGTTCATTCAGCTTATTGCCAATACCCAAGAAGTAAAAGAATAGGAAACGATTCGGTAATAATAATAACTATTGACCAAGCAAACAACATAAACAACCTATACAAGAACTACAACGATTCAATTGTTAAATTAAATGATTCAATAATCAATTCAAACTTAAACTATGCAAAACTTAATAAAAAAATATTTGAGAAAACTGATTCTATCTATCTATGGAAAGTTAGGTATGAAGCTGCAAGAGAACTTACCAATTATAGAACCCAAGACCACGAAAAAACCGACCAAGCAAAAGAAATAGGGAAATATCTTTTAATCTTTATAATCATTTTACAATTTATAAAACTTTAAATATGGAATGGATAAAAAATTTACTTAGTGATGAAAGAGGAAGCATAAGCACTAAGAGAGTGATTGCTTTATTAAGTGCTTTATTTCTTTGTATTACTTTAATAGCTAATTCATTTAGTCATTTAGAAATAGCACCTAGTGATAAATTAGTAGATGCAGTAATGGTAATTTGTATTGCTGCAATGGGAACTACAACAATAGATAAATTCTCAAAATGAAACAAAAAGCAATCCTTAGAGTAGCCTTAGTGCTTTGGTTTGTATTATTAATATTCTTTATAATGGCAAGTTATGTTAAGTAAAAAAGCAATAGACCTTATTATCCAGTTTGAGGTAGGAGGTAGAGCATACTATGATAAGAAATTACAAAGCCCTATTTGGGCAGGTGGAGAATCAGGTATAACTATCGGAATGGGCTACGACTGTGGTTTTGTAAACGAAAAGCAGTTCTTTCAAGACTGGGGTAATATGCTTACTCCTAACTTCTTAGAACCATTAAGAAAGACTATTGGACTTAAAGGCATACAAGCCAAACAAATGTTAAGAGGGGAATTAATGCAAGTTAAAATCTCATACAATACGGCATACGAAGTTTTCGTTAAGTGTTCAGTACCTAAGTATTTTAAGATGACTAAGAAGATATATCCAGAACTAGAATTGTTAAATGAGGACACTCAAGGTGCTTTGGTTTCTATGGTTTACAATAGAGGCAATAAGTTAGAAGGGGATTCTAGGATTGAGATGAAGCGAATAGTAGAAATGGTTAAGAACAAAGACTATGAAGGAATAGCAGAAGAAATAGAGAGCAGTAAGAGACATTGGGAAGGCAAAGGATTAGATGGTTTAGTAGTGAGAAGGGAAGCAGAAGCAGACTTGATTCGTGATTCGTTAGCATAACAAAAACCTAAAATATGGCAACTCCACAACTGCGTACAAAACGCAGGAGACTTTTCTTTGATATAGAAACAAGTCCAAACATCGGATTGTTCTGGGAGGCTGGATATAAAAAGAACATAGATTACTCAAACATTATTCAAGAACGAGCAATCATTTGCATTTGCTATAAGTGGGAAGATGAAAAAGAAGTTTACTCTTTACAATGGGATTCTAAGCAGAATGATAAGACAATGCTTCTTAAATTTATTGAGGTGGCAAATCTATCTACGGAAATGGTTGGACACAATGGCGACAAATTTGACTTGGCTTGGATTAGAACAAGATGTTTATTTCATCATATCCCAATGTTCCCTAAGTATTTAACCATTGATACTTTAAAGGTGGCAAGACAAAAGTTTAGATTCAATTCAAATAGACTTAATTACATAGCAGATTTTTTAGGCTTAGGTCAAAAGATAAAGACCGAATATTCATTGTGGAAAGACATTCTTTTACATA